ACGGTATCTGAGCTTCCCTCAGAGCAACGAAAACCCTTACTAGTGAGCAATTTTAGGCTTACGCAAAACAAAATGAATCTCAAATTCATACTTCGACTCGCACGAAACGTGCTACCTTATAGATTTGAATTTACACTTCCAGATGAAGTGATAAGTCACCGTAATCAGATAGTGATTAAGGTGATGTCTCAAAACTATACGCAAGAAGAAATTACGCAAGTTTTATCAAACCGAAGGTCAGACTTCAGTGATAGAGCAGTAATTAACGATTTTTTAAGAACTGAACAGCCGTTCAAGAAAATTCCAATCGATGATGATTTTAACGACGCAGTTAAATACACCACCGAGAATTTTCAACCACCTGAACTACTGTACCCAGTTGCTTTCCCTGATTTAAGATACTACCCATGGAATCTAGTCCCTAGTGCTGAAGCACCCTGGAACTTGAATAGTTTCAAGTTTATACCATTTGAAACATCCTATGATTGGCAGAACCCAATCTGGCTACGTATGAAGAAAGTATTTTCAAAATACTGGACCGTCAGAGAATGGCTTAGATATAAGCAGAAACTCGGAGAAGTCAAAGATGATACGCCAAACTTTCATAATTTATACAATGAATTATTTGTATATAACAGAACACTTGTCCATCAAATTAAATATGGATTCTCAAAGTTCTGGGAAAGTAACGGCACCCCCAAAACCTACTTTTGGAATACACTTCATGCTAGATCGCATGTTGTTGCGAAAGACGAACCTGATAAAATTCGAGCTGTCTTCGGAGCCCCTAAACTCCTGTTGATGATTGAAAACATGTTCATCTGGCAACTACAACGAACTTACTTGAATGAAGAGTATGGCCGAATGTTATGGGGAAGAGAGATGATGAAAGGCGGCTGGCGCAAACTTTGGAGTGAAATTATGCAAAGTGGAACACCCAGTACTTATTTAAGTATTGATTGGTCCCAGTTCGATAAGCGAATGCTATTCGAATTGATTGACATAGTTCATAAGATATGGAGATCATATTTTAACTTCACAAGATACCAACCAACGTCATTTTATCCAAACGCAAAACCCAAAGATCCAGAAACGATCGAGAGGCTTTGGACATGGATGTGTCACAGCATCAAGTTCAACCCTATCCTTCTACCAGATGGAAGATTGTTTCAATGGACTTATAGTGGTTTTGGATCCGGATATCAGCAAACCCAGCTGATGGACTCAATGGTCAACATGATAATGATTGTTACATGCCTTAAGGCATTAGGAATCAACATTAGATCTGAGCAATTCTGGATACGAATACAAGGAGATGATTCACTTATCTCGTTCTTTGAGCGAGTATTTGACATCTACGGACCAAATTTTTTAGTCATGTTACGCGAAACAGCGTTACATTATTTCAATACTGAGATAAGTACTAAGAAGTCAATGATATCGAATAGGCTAAGTAACATGAGTGTACTTGGATACTTCAATAACAACGGTCTACCTTATAGAACAGACGAAGACCTTCTTCGACACCTGTTCTTTCCTGAACATGCACAAGACTGGACGCGCTTAGCGGCATCAGCACTTGGCTTGAATCTTGCATCCACTGGATGTTCACAGAGATTCGAGAATACATGTCGAACAATATGGAACGAACTTGTCGTCAAAAGAGGAGTCAAACCCTACTTCCGTGCCCTTAAATGGATGGAACGAGCTGGAATGATCGAACGATCAGAATCCCTGCATAATGCAGAGTTTCCAACTCTTACCGCCTTACGAGCAGAAGTGTGGTACCCACCACAAAGAGAAGAATCTGCAAAGCAACGACTTTGGCCTACAAAGCCTGGATCCGCTGGAAGATTTTACTTTATTATAGACGCTTAAAATTAGACGTCAAATTCTTTTAAAAGAAACAAAAAAAAAA